ACGATTGACGACAACGTCATCGTTTTGAACAACAACGCCACTGGCGCACCGTCGGAGAACGCTGGCATTGAAATTGAGCGCGGCGATTCTGCAAATGTCGTCCTTCGCTGGAACGAAGCCAACGACAAATGGGAACTAACGACCGACGGAAGCACCTACGCCAATATTGCGACCGAGGCTTACGCCGCGTCGTTGACGCCAGCGAATCTTGACGCAATCGCGGATGTAACCATCACATCCGCCGCCAACGGCGACTTCCTCAAGTGGAACGGTTCGGCGTGGGTCAACGACCCCATCAACCTTGCAACCGACACGGTTGGAAACTACATGGTGGATGTGTCGGCAGGAACGGGTATTACAGTTACTCACACCCCGGGTGAAGGTTCTACAGCAACTATCGCCATAGACGCTACTGTTGCACCATTGGCTTCACCAGCCCTTACCGGTACGCCAACAGCACCTACTGCGGCTGTTGGTACATCCACCACGCAGATTGCCACAACAGAATTCGTTATGGCAAACGCCGAGGATGACCAGTTTGTTCTTGCAGGGCAGATTTTCTAGTAACTTATACACAGGAGATAAAACATGGCAACATTTAGTAAGCAACTACTTTCAGAAAGCACCGATGGTCGAGCGAAAAAGGTCGTAGCAACAGCGATTGCTTCTTCACCAACCTTGATTCACACTGGCTCTAATTCAACAAGCGTCTTGGAAGAAGTTTGGATTTACGCACAGAACAACCACTCAGCAGACGTCGCTGTGCGAATTGGTTTTGGTGGGGCATCGGACCCCGACGACATCATTGAATACACGGTCAAAACAAAGGGTGGTTTGTACCTTGTTATCCCAGGGCTGCTTCTAAAAGGCAACGCTACTCCGCTGACGGTCGTAGCGGCAGCGGGTACTACAAACGTTATTTCTTTGTCAGGATACGTTAACAGAATTACGGCATAAACTGTGTCAGAATTTATTAAACGAGGCGCAGTCAGTCAATCCGTAAGTGGTGGTCCGCTTGCTCCCCGTAAAGGCAGAAATAATAAAACAGATGGCGTATTCGCCTATTGGTTTGCTCAAGGCAAATCAATTCTTTCTGCCTTCTTGGATTCATTTACGCGAAGCAACAACGCAAGCGTAATTGGAGGCGGTCCAGTAGATTGGTTAGTAGAAAGTGGCACTTGGGGTATTGACGCAAATCAAGCATCAACATCTACTGCCGCTGCTTCTTATCCACTGGCAACTTTTGATGCAGGTACTGTAGCCGCAACCGTAAAAGCAACTCTGCCAACCACGAGGTCCGCAGGCGCAGGTGTTGCATTTTGGGTCACTGATAACAACAACTGGTGGGCGGCTGTTGTCGATAAAGTGGACACATCTGGTGCCCCATACAATTGTTCTGGCCCTGGTACTGCAAACAATTCAACAGGCAACTGTTCGTACACCTATGGTGCACAAGGCGGTGGTCCTGGCGTATCACCTGGTGGTAATCATTCATACTGGGCATGCAGTAGCGGAACTCTGTTTGGCAATGGATGCTGGTATCACAATGGCTCTACTTGGATTCAGTTTGGTACAGGATATATCGCTTGCTGTGTCTATGTGCCCCCAACCCCCTATAACGCCCCATACAATTACACGCCAACAAACGTCACTTATGCCGGCACTGCAAGTAATTTTAATCGCTCAGATATAAAAATTATCAAAAAAACTGCTGGAGTGGTTTCGACTGTTTCAACAACCCAAGTCGCCAACCCGACTTCAACTTCGTATTTAACATATATTCAAGCGACAACTACTCCTACGGGAGTTGAAGTGACCGCCGTTGATAGTTCGGCACCGAATACTGTTACGACAGTCAATGCTCCTGCTGGCCTGCCACTTCCTGCACAAAAATTTGGTGTTGTCTATACCCCGTCAACCGCCTATGCGAACCCGAAAGTAGAAGCCATTGAGTACACCCCCGGCGCCTAGTTTCCCTAAAGCGAGGCTTGATATCTGCAAGACATGTCCTCGCTATTTCAAACTGACAACGACCTGTCGTGAATGTGGATGTTTTATGCTATTAAAATCACAATTGGCTACGGCTAGTTGCCCGCTTGGAAAATGGAGCGCAAATGTATAACAGAACCGTAACTTTTAACACAAATTCGGAAGACATTGTCAAGGCCGTGAATTCTCTTCTCTTCTATTTAAATGTAGCAAAGGATAGAATATTGGCAGATTCAGAATACCCAACAACCAATGAAATCATCATGCCTTTCGATGAAGCCCGAGCATTACTTGCCGCAATTTACGGTTTGTCTTCGCTCCCTAACAGCGACGCCATTCCTGAAGACGGTCAATTTTCGTTGGAAGAATTCTACATTCAAGCCAAACAGATACCAGAGTTTTAAAAAACCTTGCTAGTATTGCGGCATGGCGGCGCAAATACTCCCGAGCAGTCAAGGACCAGTCGTAATCTACGAAGGGTTGGTTCTTCGTATGTCCGACACCGAAGGTATGATTTGCGCGGTCGATGATACCCCCAATCTCCTTCAAGATTTAGAGAAATCAATCATTGAGCATCTACTTGCTGTGGTTGAATTTTCAAAAGAAAATTTCTTAACTAAGAAATATCCCCATACTAAGTTGGTCTTGGATGCATTGGCGACGATGGAAAACTTTTACAAATTTGCAAGTACGGAGTATATCAATTATTTGCATAACAGAACACGGCAGAACAATCCAGAGATGAGCCAACCCCAAATAGAAAGAGAGACAAGGCGGTTAAATCGTAGCGATATAAATGATTTTTATGCCTTTAAAGAACAATGAATAAACCACAATCCGACATCAGGTATGACAAACCGGTGCATAATTGCACTCCGCCCTTCATTGTTGTCTCTAAAGTTTTTACCCCGAAAGAATGTGCAGAAATAATAAGCACTGGAAACTCCAAAGCCCTAGAGCCTGCCAAAATTTCTACCGGTCAAGTCGAATCCGAAATTAGAAGTTCCGACTTAAGGTTTATTGAACCTCTTAATCTTGAGAAAATAGGTTGGATGTTCGAAAGATTAAAAGAAATCATAGACAATGTAAACGACAGGGTTTACGAATACGAACTTAAATATTTCGCTCCACCCCAATTCACCCTATATCAAGAAGGCGATTTCTATGATTGGCACATGGACTTACTGATGTCCAACCCATGCCCAAACTTGTTTATGAGAAAACTTTCTGCCACCGTTTTTTTATCAAAACCTGAGGACTTTACGGGCGGGGAATTCATGATTGGTAGAAAAACAGACGGCACACATGAAAACATTATTTACAATGAACAAGGCTCTGTTGTTTTGTTCCCATCTTTTATATGGCACAAAGTGAGTCCGGTTTTGTCTGGACAAAGATTTTCATTAGTCGTATGGTGTGAGGGGGATAAATTTAAATGAGCAACGAAATAACCGTTTATTGGTCACCATGGATTGATGGCGAATACGAAAATCCTCAAAGAAACAAAATGGGCGCCAACCAATGGGTTTTCGAAGAACCGCGAAATGTTTGGAAGGATATCCTTTCCAAAAAAAGTGACCAAAAAATAACTAAAAATTTCTTTCAATGTCCTGCAACACGAGATGCTTTACAAAACGTTTACGTAATTAGGTGTCCATTTGATAGTGAAGCAGAGGTATTACTCAAAGAAGATGGCGCCGTAGACAAAATCCATCAGGATTGGGCTAAAGATACTCCAGACCTTATGTCTCAGATGGGCATGCAACTAGCCCATGCCCCATCTAAAGAGAATGAATTACTTGTGGTAACCGAGTTTTCACATGTCTTTTTTTGCGAAGAATCGTTACAGATGAGATTGACGGCTCCATGGTTCCACGAAGCACCCCACCTCCAGTACGGCGCTGCCGTCCCAGGCATCTACGATATTGGTCGTTGGTTGAGACCAGTAAATTTTGAAGTAAACCTATGGCAGGGACAGACGAAACTAAAATACTTAGAAGACGAACCAATGGGCTACCTTGAGTTCGCAACAAACAAAAAAATAAAGTTTCAAAGATTTGAAGCGACCCACAAACTTAAAGAAATTGTTGGTGACGCGATAAGTACAAGAAATAAAAAATTTACTCCCAGCCTACTTAAGAGATACCAAAGATTTGACCGCTCGCCAGTCAGAAAAATTATCCTCAAAGAAATAAAGGACAACCTTTTGTGATATTTCTTGAAACATCGTCACTAATCGTTGACAACATAGAGGAAATTAACGAATCGCTCAATTTTGCAATATTCAAGTACCACGACAATTTTGGCGACCACGAGATGACGACCAATCATGCAAAGTACAATTTGTTTTCCTTGCTCTCTCTGGATTTGAATTTTTACAACCTATATGCGGAGTTGCAACATAGGGTTAGGGGTGTTCTTGGATACGACAAGCCACTATGGATGCAGGCATGGCTGAATCGCCACTCTGAAGGCACGGTGCTTGATTGGCATGACCACGCTTGGCCGTGGCACGGTTATATTTCTATTGACCCCAAGAAAACAAATACCGTTTTCAGAAACCCCAAAGATGGCACAGAGTATCGAGTAGAAAATAAACCCGGTCAAATTTATTTTGGGAAAGGTAACATTTTTCATAAAGTTGAAGTCCTTGAAAGTTACCACGACCTTCGCACGACAATTGGATTTGACGTAACCGACCAAGTTGGGGGGAAGTTAAAAAGTGTCAGTTTTATACCGTTCTAATTCAAAAGAAGAGCAATACTCAGAGGGCGACCATATAGGCGTGTGGGATAATTTTTTCTCACCTGAATTGTGTCAAAAGTTTATTGATTTTTATGAATATCGCTCCAAGATTGCGTTTCAAAGAAGCACATCGGATAAACAAGATTTTTCAATAAACATAGGCACCGAAACGGCGATGAGAGAACTTTTATTGGACCCATCAATGAGTGATGAGTGTGTCCATGAATTCTTGGAACAATTCTGGAAGAAGTGTTACCCAATGTATCTTACGAAACATCCGCAAATGGTTTCATCGGTATCAACACCAGTCTTGTCTACAATCAAAATACAAAAAACGCTTCCTCAAGGCGGTTATCATATTTGGCATTGCGAACATGCCAACATTGAAACTGGGCGAAGGTTTGCTTTTATCATTCTTTATCTCAACGATGTCCTTTTGGGTGGCGAAACAGAGTTCCTTTACCAATCTGCCCGTGTCGAGGCTTCTCAGGGGCGTCTAGTTTTGGCACCTGCTGCCTACACACACATGCATAGAGGCAACCCACCGTTAGGGGGCGAAAAGTATATTCTTACAAGTTGGCTTGAGTTTGAGAAATAATTAGCCTAAATCAAATAGAAGTTAAGACCTGGTCGCTTTTATGAGTTCAATAAATTCTGTGTTATCCATAAAATCTTTTGATATCAAATCCATATGTTTTATGTGATATTCAAAATCTTTTTTACCTTGCTCTTCTTGGTTGTATTGCTTTAATTCTTTTGATGCCATTTCCTTAGAAATATAACCAAGACCTGCAAGAATCCAGTTATAGATTCCATTGCCAGCAAACCCCATCATTACATTTAATTCATCATTAAGAAGGGTCTTATGTTTTGACGATTCAAGCACCCGCAACGCTCGTTCTGTGCGTTTTTCGGGCTTAGATATATCACGCCAGAACTCCGTATCAGTTCTCTCGCTGGCATAGTGGATACTGATGAAATCTTTGAACCCCTCATAGAGTTCACCTATCATTTTGTTGTACGAAGCAACCGAAGCCCAATTACAGGTTGATTCAATGTTTTGTTTAAGATAATTAAATACAAAATAATGAAGTTGTATTATTGTTCCATGAATGCTTGTTGCTTCTAACGGCTCCAAAAATCCTGACGAAAGACCAATAAATAAACAATTCTTTTTCCAAACCTCAGACAACCTACCCGTTTCAAAATCAATAAACTTTATTGGTTTAATTTCATGCTTCAGAAGTGCTTCTATCTCCTTCTGGGCTTCTTCTTTGCTTGTATATGAAGAGTCAAACACATATCCGCAGCCCATTCTGTCCTGTGTCGGGGTCATCCACATCCAACCTGATTTTTGTGCGTAAGCAACAATTATCGGGTCAATTCTGAATCCTTCTTTATGTTCAAGGATAAAAGGCATTGCCGTGTTGACGGGCAGATGTTTTGCGTAAGACTCCCATCTTACGCCCATCTTTTTTGAAAGCACCCTACCAAAACCCGTTGCGTCAATAAAGAAATCAGACTCTACGTATTGTCCGGATGTAAGTATCACGGATTTAACATTTCCTGACTCATCTATGATTGCGTCTAAAATTTTGCCGTTAATTACTTTGACCGATTGGCATCGCCGCTTGAAATATTGTCCCACTAAATGACCGTCAAAGTTATAGCCATAATTATTTCCCGCCATTAAAACCTCGCCATTGAAGTGAAATGGAGACAAAGATTTACTGGTCAGATACCCATTTTTGCTGGCCATATGCATAGGAATATCATTTGCAATGACATGCATAAAAGACGGGAAAGTTCCGTACCCCAATTCGCTTGTACCGTCTATTGGGGCAATATATTCATGATTAAGTTTCTGCCAATTGACATGATTAATTGCCATTTTTGGAGTTGCGCCCGTCTCTTTAAAAAACTCTGTTTCATCGCAGCCATAGTCAAAACGTGCACTTTTTATAATGTCTGTTAGGGTCCCCGTGCTGGCTTCTCCGGCACCAATTATCCCTATTTCACTAGATTCAATAACAGTAATTTGATGAACTGGATGAACTTTGCTAATCATAAAAGCGGCTAGCCAGCCTGCCGTGCCCCCACCCAAAACAGTTATTTTCATAAAATTATCGTATCAATTAATACGGAAAGCCACCTGCTTTATGTGTGGCATCGTTGTAGTCAAACATTGTCACAGCAGAATACTTTACTCCCGATTTTACGGGCAGAGAAGCGTGAGAATAGATAAACGTTGATGGGCAAATAACAATATCTCCT